GCAGTCGCGCTAGCTGGTGTCACGACCTCGGGCTGGTCTGTGATCATCACGGTAGCTACGCCCGGAGCTACTACGATCGTAGTCACGGATTCAGTGAACTTCATAACGGGCTCCACCTCATTTCAGGTTACTTCGAACGTCGTCACAGGCACTCCGGTGACTTGGAACCCGAGTGATTTAGCCGGCGGTGTCACGCTCAGCAATGGCAATTACACCGCCACGGCCACGGGCTCCGCGACGCCCTACGCTGCGCCGCAAGGCGTGCGCGCTACAATTTCGCTCTCTCCTACCCAGATTTTGGCGTGGGAGGTCGTGTTCTCTGCCGTCACGCAGAATAGTTCGGCCGGCGTGTCATCTACCAATCACGTGGTCAACAATACCGGCGGTTTGGGGTCTGACCCTGATAGTATCGGCGCCTACCCATCGACAGGGGCCGGGAGCCAGCCGGCGCAGACTGTCTACTACAACAATAACCAGCTCACGGCTGGTAACGGCGTTGCCACGTCGGCTGGCGGAGCTGTCAGTTTCGTCGCCAACGGGACCAATCTTTATTTCTCTGACGCGGCCATGCGGTCCACGTCTGGGGTGCAGTGGAACAACTCTGCTACAGCGGACCCAGTACAAAATATAGGCGGTCTATCGTTCAGCGGTATTACGGGTGTTTACTTTCCCACCTTCGAAACTGGGGAAGGCGGGGCAGTGGCGACACTTAACGATGGCACGTCCGCGTTCTCGGCATTTCTTTCATCTTACATGGCCGCGAACCCTTCGGTAGTGTCTATCTCCGGGCAGAAATCTACGACACCAAGTAAGGCCATAACACCAGTTGTGCCTAGCGGTGTGGTAGTGGGGGCGCCGTTCACATTTGTTGGTAACCTTGTAGGTTATACTTCAATCCCAACGCTAACTTACGCCTTGAATGGCGCGGCGCCCGTAGCGCTGACCGGCGTGACGACCAGCGGGTGGAGCTCGACGCTGACGACCAGCGTGACTACGAATACGATTGTAGTGTCAGACGGAACAATCAACAATCAGATTTCGTTCACCGCGAGCACTGCGGGCAATTCAGGTAACAAAGTCGTGGCGCCGCTTACCGGTACGGTGACCGCAGGCACGTGGTTGTTGGGGCTGAAGCAAAGCCTGGCAGGTTCGCCATCAGGTCTGGGATATATGCAATACAATGTATTGCTCCCCGCGCAGTACAACCCCAATCTGATATATCCCGTATTGTTCGTTGGCCACCCGATCGGCAGCGGGATGAATGGTAGTAGCTACCCAAGGGACGGCTCAAGCTTTACGACGAACGCGTCGTATGGTGGAAGTTATTCGCTCAACACGATGTATAATAGCGTACCGTTCCGTACCGCGCACCCGTGCATTCTAGTTGCGTGCCAATGCGACCAGACAGGGAATTCGGGTGGTGCGAATGCGAACGGCGTTCCCGGCTATAATGACAGCCAAAACTCTACTTGGAATGAAAACGCCGAGAATCTCATATTCTCGACAATAATGTCGTCGTATCCGGGCGATCGGTCGCAGGCATATCATATCGGCTATTCGCTGGGCGGCATTGATACCCTGGCGCAGATGGTCGACAATAACGTCTATAACGGCCCAGGCGTCAGACAGTGGGTTGCGGGTGCCACGTTCAGCGATCAGTTGTTCCGGCCCTCCACGCCGAACTCTTCTGTATTTGCACGCATGGCCAGCGTGCCGTTGGCGACGTTCTCGTTCACTGGGGACAACGTCCCAAGCAGCTACGATCAGCCGGCGTGGACCTCATACACGGGAAATACGAACTACCCGACCAAGTCTACTTATGACAATAGCGGCATGGTCGCCTGTCGTGCGGGTTCGTCGCAATATTATTATGTAAACAACGGTTCGTCGAATTCTGCCACAACGTTCATGCCTATGAACGCGCTGGGGGGCGACGGCGACAAAATGTACTCCTGGCTCTTCAGCCAAGTTTCCGGGGGTGTTTCTACACCCACGATCACAGGGGTCTCATTCGCGCCAGCGTCTAGCATACTACCTAACTCAGCCACCGGTACGGTGGCCGGGACGTTAACAGCGGCGAGCGCGAACGGCGCGCTTAGTGGTATCGCGTTCAGTCTCTCGTCTACCGCTAGTTTCAAGATTAGCGGTTCGAGCATCGTGTTCGCCTCGGGCGGCGTGGCTTCTGGGATATACCCTCTCACCGTAACGGTGACTGCGACCAACGCTAGCAATTCGCCACAGAGCTATTCGATCTCCCTGACCGTATCCGGGGGCGCCGGCACTGGTATCTTTCACGTCAGCAACGGACAGATACTGAATCCATCAGGGCAAGCCGTAGCACCCGTCGGTTTGAATATAAATAACGATCAGCTTAACAGCGGTAATGCCAACGTCACTAGTATCAAAGCTAAGTTCCCAGGAACTACGATCCTCCGTGTTCCGTTCCACGCGTATAATTCTGCCTCGTCCATGCAGTCTGTGTTTACGCAGCTCACAGCTGCCGGCATCATCCTCGTGGTAGAAGACCATACTTCGATAGGTAAGCAGCCTTACACTGGTTCGCAGCTTACGGCGCAGCTCAACTTTTATAAGGACTTCGCCAGCACCTATAAGAACAACCCCTATATCTGGTATGGCAGCCTTAACGAAGCCTACCCGCTAAATTCTGGCAACGGCGACGACGTGACGACGAGCCACATTCAGATATACAACGCGGTGCGGAACGCGGGCGCCACAGCGCCTATACTGCTCACAGAGCAGGGCGGCGGAAATCCAAATGAATTGCCGGGTGGCACAGGCCCGCAACTTACCGCTTCTCGATATGCCACGCTGACTAATATCATCTGGGACCTGCATTTCTATAATTGGACGACCGGCTATAGCGGGTCTCAGTCGACGATCTTGTCGAGCTTCAACAGTTTCGTCTCAAGATGCCAGACCATTCGGTCTGCTGACGGGCTGGTACCTGTCATCATCGGTGAATACGGCGTTTCTACGACGGGTAATCTACCAGACGACACGGGTGGGACGTTGCTCGTCAACATCGTGCTTACGTCTGGTCTGGGTTCTATGGCCTGGGCTTGGAACGCAGGAGGTTCATCGGACAACCTCACGAACGGCTCTGCTGGCGTTGGTGGCGGATCTCTAACGACTTACGGGTTACAGGTGGCTGCGGGTATAGCAGCGGCGTCTCCGCCCGCTAGCACCGCGCCGGCCGTAGCTGCGGCAGTGGGCTATAATACGCAGACCTTTGGCTCGGGCATAGTCGTAGGCTCCACGCCCAACGCTCAGAGCTACCCCACGCCCATCGCTAGGACCTCTGGGAAAGGCTCTTTGTATCCGTTCACGTTCTACGGTACATCATGGTTAGGTATCGGCTTCACTCGGAACAGTGATGGTTCCGTGACACTAGATGGGTCTGGCGAGGGCGAAAATGGTTTTGGGCTGACAACGGCGGCTCTTAATGGAACGTCCAGCGCCAACCGTCTCAGTTTCAACGGCATCGCGTTCGGTGGCGGGTTCTTCGCTCAGTGTGTTATGAAGGGTAATGGCCCTATGGCGTTCTGGGCAAACGACATTGAGACCATGAATGGCGTCAGCATCTTCCCATCAGCAGGATTGTATCCGTGGCCCGGGCACCCCGGCTACTTCAACTGGTTCGAAGGCGATTTCGCTGAGTTTGATTTGAACTCTGGGCCGGGTGGCGTAGGCGTTGCCTACGGCGTAGGCACGCATAATTGGTGGAACAATGGCGGCGGGAATAACGCCACTAGTACGAATTACACTAAGGTAGTACCAAACCCCTTTCCGAACTATAACACCTATAACACCTACGCTTGTTTATGGGTGCCCGCCACTGCAACGACACAGGGTTATCTGAATACCTATTTCTCGCCTGGTGTAGGTGGTACGCTAACTCTATGCACCCACTTGACCTGGGATAAGTTTAATTCGGCAAGTAGCCCACCACCATTCGACGCAACCACAAATTACAATCAGAATGTTCCCTGGCCACAGGTGCAGAATGGTGGCGGTCCTGGCACCACGGCATTCAGTATAGTAGATCAGCTTCACTTGGCGCTGATTATCAGCGGTTATCCCGGCTATACGACCAGTTTCCAAAGCCTCCAGGTGTGGCAGGCTAGCACAGCAAACAACATCTATGGGCCGGGAACTTGAGATAACGCTCCCCACGTTTCATCCGGACCAGATAAGGGCATTTGAGGTCTGGCGGAAGAACAAATACGTAGCGGGGCGGTGCGGACGACGGTGGGGCAAGACGGACTTTGCGAAGACCATAGCAGCTGATTACATGCTCAAAGGTCGCAACGTCGGGTGGTTCGCGCCTAGTTACAAGATCATGAGCGAGGCTTACTCCGAGCTCGCGTTGCTGCTAAACCCCGTCATTCCGTCGCGTGGTGGCGCGAGCAAGACCGAGGGTGTGATACGGACGATCACAGGAGGGCGGACGGACTTTTGGTCGTTGGAAAACGAGCGGGCGGGACGGTCACGTAAATATCACCAAGTGATTGTTGATGAGGGCGCGTTCGCCAAGGCTAATTTTGCGACGATATGGGAACAGGCGATAGAGCCCACGCTACTGGACTACTCCACGCTGCCATACGGTGGCAGATGTTTGATCATCAGCAACACGAACTCCATCGCCGAGGATAATTTCTTTTATATGATCTGCGAGACGCAGGTCGAGAAATGGAAGTTTACTCAGTTCCACGCGCCTACGTCCAACAACCCCTACATGCCGGCATCGCGGCTCGCGGAACTCAAGGCCAGTAAACATCCCCTGGTATGGCAACAGGAGTATCTCGCAGAGTTCGTAGACTTCTCGGGCGAGAGCTTCTTCTCAAGTGACAAGCTCCTCCTGGACGGCAAGCCCGTCCCCCAGCCTGTGGGAGTCGAGTCCGTGTTCGCGGTTATCGACACAGCAGTCAAGGAGGGCAAGGAACACGACGCTACGGCGGTAAGCTTTTGGGCGCTGATGCCCGCGTGGTTCGAGCCTTACAAACTCGTGTGTTTGGATTGGGACCTTGTGAGCATAGACGGCGCGATGCTGGAAACGTGGATACCGAACGTATTCGCAATGCTGGAGCATTTCGCCAAGGTGTGCAAGGCAGTAAACGGGTCGGTAGGCGCGTTCATAGAGGACGCTAATTCGGGTAGCATACTGCTCCAGCAGTGCGCGCTGCGTAATTGGCCCGCTGAGGCGCTACCCTCCGAGCTTCAGATGGCGGGCAAGGACGCGCGGGCTATCAACGCCAGCTCGCCGGTTTACTGCGGCTATGTGAAGTTCTCTGAGAACGCCTATACGAAGACGACGACGTTCAAAGAGACCCACCGCAACCACATGCTGTCTCAGGTCAGCGGGTTCCGCGTGGGCGACAAGGACGCTGCGAAACGCAGCGACGACCTCTTCGACACTTTCACGTATGCGGTGGCAATCACGCTCGGCGATTCGGAGGGCATAGCGTGAGTGGCAGCATTAACGGCCCCGACAATACCAACACGTTCTCCACGTTCGGGTTCCCCGGCGGCATCGGCAGCTCTGAGCTCCTAAGCATCCTGTCGGCTGAGGACCTAGTCCCAGGTTCCGCGCTCTCATACCAACTCGCGAAGACCATCTACCTCTTCCACCCGCTGGGCGCGAAGATCGTGGAGGTCCCGGTCAAACTGGCGATGAGCCAACCGCGTGAGATCACCATCTCGGGCGGTCCGGAGACCAAGCTTATCGCTGCGTTCCGCAGGACGTGGTCTACGGTTGGCGGGCGCGACGGTAACGGTTCTGACGTGAATGCGGACACGATCATACTCAACCACGTGGTCACGTCCAAGATATACGGTATCGCTAGCTTGCTCGTCGGTGAGCGTGGTAGAAACAACACCACTGAGCCGCTCGACCTAAAGAAAATCAGCGACGCGGACCTTTATTTCAACGTGCTCGACCCGCTTAATACCGCAGGATCGTTGGTTCTGAACCAGGACCCGCAGTCGCCTGATTTTCAGAAACCGACGCACATACAGATGGGTGAACTCGTCTACCATCCTTCGCGCGTCGTGACGATGATGAACGAGCGGCCGGTGTATCTCGCCTATACAAACTCAGCTTACGGGTACGTAGGGCGCAGCGCTTACCAGCGCGCGTTGTTCCCGCTCAAGACGTTCCTCCAGACCATGATCACGGATCAGTGGGTCACGCTCAAAGTGGGTCTGCTCATCGCCAAGATGAAGACGCCGGGCAGCATCGTCAATAATCGGATCGCAAATTTCTTCGGTGCCAAGCGTGAGACGCTGAAGTCTGGCATCACGGGCAACGTGCTTTCAATCGGCGAAACAGAATCTATAGAATCCATCAACTTCCAGAACCTCGAAGGTCCTGCGACGATGGCGCGGAACAACGCGCTGAAGAATATCGCCATGGCGGCAGGCATGCCCGCCAAACTCCTCGAAGAGGAGGAGATGATCGGCGGGATGGCTGAAGGCACGGAGGACGCAAAGCGCATATCCGCGTTTATCGGCACCGTGCGCGATGAGATGACGCCGGTGTATCGGTTCTTCGACCGCATAGTGATGCACCGTGCGTGGGACAAAGATTTTTACAAGACAGTGCAGAAAGAGTTCCCCGACGACTACGGCTCAGTGCCCTACGAGACGGCGTTCTACAAGTGGGTGAACAGCTTCGAGGCCAAGTGGCCGAACCTGTTGGAAGAACCTGAATCAGAAAAGATGAAGGTAGAGGAGATACGCTTCAAGTCCGCCTGTGCGGTCGTTGAGGTGCTTGCCCCGCTCATGGACCCGGACAATAAGGCGCACCTTGTGGCCTGGCTCGCGGACGAACTTAACGCGCGGCGCGACCTGTTCAGCGCCAAGCTCGATATCGACGAGGTCGCGCTCGCCGCTTACGTGCCTCCGGTGGCTGCCTCAGGCGAGGGCGGCGAGGGTTCTACTAAGGAGCCCACCGCTAAGCCCTTTGGAGCAAACACATGATTTACCTTCTCATACATATCCTCATCGCGCTCCTGGTCTTGGGCATCTTCTGGATCGTCATTGAGTGGGCGCTCAAGCAGTTGCCGCTGCCCGCGCCGATTCCCCAGGTCGTGCGTATAGTGTTCGTCATCGTGATTCTGATCGTGATCCTCTACATGCTGATGCCGCTGCTCGGAGCTTCGGCTGGCGGGCCACTATTTAGGTGACAGACTACCCTAAGCCCGACGCACCGTTCTCCGAAGTCCTTACCGCTGCGATCGCAGACCTGAGCGCTACGGGCTACGTCTCGGCTGAACGCGTTACAGAGTGGCTGGGCCGCCTGCGCAACGCGGCAGAGCGTGAGCTTGGCCCCGAGTGGCAGATAGACACCAAAGTGCGCGCGGATATGCAAGGGTTGTTGGACCGCTTTGTAGACGGCGCCAAGCTACCTCAGTTCGTACCCGGCGTGGGGCGCTTAACGAAGGACATGGTAAAGCCCAAACTTTGGGCTGAACTGGACCGGCGTATCATCGCCTCGGCGGACCTTATCAAGGTCAACCGCAAGGAAGCGATCGATAAGACGCTGAAGCGGTTCAGCGGGTGGGCCACGTCCATACCGCCAGGTGGCGACGACACGATCAATAAGCGTGACACGAAGGGCATGCTGCGCGAAGAGCTCGTCAAATACCGCTATCACCAACGCTTAGTTTCGAATGACCAGGGCCACAAACTCATTGCCAACGTGGCAGACGTCGTGGCGACGGAAGCCGGCGCGATCGCCGCCACGTGGCACAGCCACGGCGCCACGGACCGGCACTACGACGCGCGCAAGGACCACCTTGATAGGAACGGTAGGACCTACCTGATACGCGGCTCCTGGGCCGACCGAGAAGGTCTGGTGAAGTCGGCAAACGGCTACACGGACGACGTGACGCGCCCGGGTTTTGAAATCAACTGCCGCTGCTGGTATCAGTATGTTCTATCGCCTCGACGTCTTCCGGACGAAATGCTGACGCGGAAAGGTCAGGAGTGGGTTGAGAAGGGGCGGCTGGAGATGGAGCGGCGCCTAGCCTCCTAGGTCTGTTCCTGGGTATGCACCCGTCATCCCGGTATGTCAGGCCCATGATAACGCCTTTGGTAAGACCACTTTGGTCTACGAGCGTTCTGAGCGAAGTGCCTTTGTTCCATTCCTCCCGGAGCCACGTTTCGAACTCCGGGGTGCGTTTGCGGCTGGCTAGCTGGGCGCACTTATGCGAACAATATATTTTGGCGACCATGCATTCGTATAGCTGGTGAAAAGGTTCGCCGCATTGTTTACAGCGAACTACCGACATACGCCTGCTTGTGTTTGGGTTCCCCATGACGCGTATTATAACCCCACGCGCGGCACGGGTAAAATAAAAAGAGGTTTCAATGGATCACGCGTTCGAGGTCAGACTCTACGATGAAAGCGAACCTGTCATTGTGCGCGCGTTCGAGATGGACGTGCAGGACGGCGCTCTCGTGTTCATGGGTGCCAATCGCGGCGGCTACATCGCGGCCTACGCGCCCAGCCACTGGGTCTCTGCGGTGCCGGGCAGGGAGAAAGTCTAAATGAAACGCATGGACGAATCTACCAACAAAATGGACGGAAGCTGGCAGAAAAATTCTTCAAAAGAAGGAGAGTATTTTCGCAGTGTTCAAAACACGGTCCACGGACGCGGGTTCACGTCGCTTATGCCAGAGGACAAAAAGGCTATAAAGACAGGGTTCAAGTCTGGTAAGAACGTTGAGACCACTGCCAATAGTATAGTTGGGCGGAGGTCCTGGTGAACTATTTCCAGCAGATGATGGACCGCGTCCTGGGCGCGCAGAAGCGCGAGCAGGAGAAGCGCGACGCGGAGGCGGAAGCCTATAACCGCGCCATGGTCGAGAACGCCGAGTATATCGCTGGGCTGAACACGCTTCCGTATGGCACGAAGTTCGACGGAGAATAAAACAGGAGAACTACCGTGACAGAGCTGGAGGTCGCCCGCCAGATAAGAGACGGCGCGCTGCCCTCACCCACGAAGTTTGGGCAGATGGCGCTGTTCGCCATGCGCGTGACGGGCACGGGCCTGAGCTACCGCACAGCGCACGAAGAATTCGTCTGGCGCGATCCCAGTCTATATCTCAATGATGAGTTCCTGGCCCGGTGTTCGGGCCTGCCCGTTATCTGGGAGCACCCGACCGAGGCCAGCTCGCTGAACTCTAAAGAGTTCGGCACCCGCGTCATCGGTACTGTGATGCTACCGTATATACGCGACGACGAAGTGTGGGCAATAGCGCGGGTATACGACGATGAATCCATACGCCTCATGTCTGAAGGACAGCTCAGCACCTCGCCAGCCGTAGTGTTCAAGCCGTCGGACGGCAACGAGAAAGTGAATCTCGACGACGGCGGAGTGATGCTCATAGAGGGCAAGCCTTCGTATCTAGACCACCTCGCCGTTTGCGAAGTGGGGGTTTGGGATAAGAGCGGTCCCGCTACAGGCGTTCAGAACGACAACCAAGGAGCTGCGGCTATGGCCGATAAAGATAAGGACGAGGCCGCAGCCGACGCGGCAAAGCATGACGGCGACATTCGACGCATGGATGACCGTATGGATTCTTTCGAGAAGAAGATGGACGCGTTCATGGACGCGTTCATGTCCGACCGCAAGGACCGGAAGGATTCCGCGCGCAAGGACGGCGCCCGCAAGGATAAGTTCGGTAAGCGTAAGGACGGCGAGAGCTACAAGGACTATAAGGACCGTCACGACGCAGACGAGAAGGCGATGTGCGACGCGCTGCGCAAGGACTCCGACGATAAGGAAGAGGACTGCATGGACGCGGCCAAGGACGCGCGCCGCGATGCCGAAGAGGACGAGAGGCGCTCGGACAAGGACTTCGAGAAGTGGGCTAAGGAAGAGAAACAAGAACCAGAACACAAAGAGGACTCCGAAAAGGAGGAAAATAAGGACGAGGTCAAAGAAGTGAAAGAGACCGAGGACGCCAAAAAGGACTCCGCAGCGGCCAAGGAAAACGCCGAACTGCGTCTCCGCCTGCTCTCCTTGGAATCCCAGATCAAGGGCATCAAGCGCGAGACACCGCGTGAGGAGATGGATGCCCTGGCGGCGTCGCAGTCCCGCGCCGACGCCGTGGCGGCGATGTTCAACGACCGCGCCCCGCCCGCCACGCCCGGCGAGACGCCGCTCGACTATCGCAAGCGGCTGATCGGACGATTCAAGCGGCACTCCGAGCGCTTCAAGGAGGCGCGCTTTGATTCCATGGACGCCAATACGCTAGGTGTCGTGGAGGACATTGTCTACATGGATGCCATGAATGCTGCGCACTCCACTGCGGACGCGCAGACCGGCGTGCTCATTCCTTATATCGAGCGTTTCGGCAACCGTGAAATTACCAAGTTTCACGGCGACGTGGGTGCATTTATCGCGCCGTTCGTCCCGCAGAACCCGCAGGTCTGTAAGATACTTCGTCCTCAGAGGGGGCACTGATCCATGAGCGGTACCGTCAGCTTCAACCCCTTCGGCACGTCCACGCCGCAGAACACGTTCCTCAGCCCAACCCAGGGTTACGTCCAGGGTCTCGTTTACAACGACCCCACGGCGCGGAGCCAACTCATGGGCGGCACACTAGCCGCTGCTGAGAGCATTGTCATGTGGGGCGGCCGCCCCATCGCTGAGCAGATCAACGTGACCGGGACCGGTAACAGCGATGGCCTTGGCC